GCGGAGGCCGAAAACCGGGGTTATGCTCCTGCCAAACCATTTAACAGGAGGATTTACAACTATGGGAGGCTCAGAAGCATTGATTGCATCAGTATTCACTCAGGTGGCCGGAACGGCCCTGGGGATGTCCAACAAACAAAGCGACCCGCCGGATAATTCGGCGCAGCTGGCAGCAGAGCGAGAGGCCCGGGAAGAGGAACAACGCAAGAAGGAGGCGGACGAACGCAGACGCCAGCGTGAAAAGGTCACCGAGGCCAGACAACTCGAAAAGAAACGACTGGATCCCGCCGCCAAACGGCAGACCACATTGGCCAACGGCGCAACCGGCCTGACAGACCCCGCCGACATCGCCACCAAAGGTCTCAAGACCAAGCTGGGAGAGTAGCATGAAAAAACTCGAACTTGCAGAGTCCCTGCTAGGCCGATTCAAGGGGCTGGAGGAATCACGCCAGCCCTGGGTCGGGTCGTGGCAGGAACTCACGGAGTACATGCTGCCCCGCAAGAACAGCTTCACCAGTCTGGGGGTGACCAGTTCCATGCGCGGGAAAACCGGAGATGAACGCATCTTCGACTCCACGCCCATGCACGCACTGGAACTGCTGGCCGCGTCGCTGGGCGGACTGCTCACCAACCCGGCCATGCCGTGGTTCGACATCAGCGTGCGCGACCGGGAGCTTGGCGACAGCAAGGATGTACGAACATTCCTGCAACAGACCCGCGAGCGGATGGTCAGTCTGTTCAACACCGAGGCCACGGGCTTCCAGACCCACGTCCACGAACTTTATCTGGACGTTGCCCTGCTCGGCACGGCGGTCATGTATGTGGAGTCCGATGCCGAAACTACGGTCCGGTTCTCCACGCGCCCGCTGGGAGAGGTCTTTGTGGCCGAATCAGCGCGCGGCACGGTCGACACCGCATACCGCCGCTACGAGATCTCGGCCCGTCAGGCCATTCAGGAATGGGGCGCAGGTTGCTCGGACGAAACCAAGCGCATGGCAGAGGACAGGCCCGACGAGAAGGTCGAAATCCTGCACGCGGTCTTCCCGCGAACCAATCGCGATCCCTTCGGCATCGGCGCGGCCAACTTCCCGTTCGGCAGCGTCTATCTGGAAACCAAGAACAGCCACATCCTCGAAGAATCCGGCTATCTGGAAATGCCTTACATGGTCCCGCGCTGGGCCAAGGCCGCTGGCGAGACATACGGGCGGGGGCCGGGCCAGACTGCCCTGTCCGATACCCGTGTGCTCAATGCCATGGGACGCACCGCGCTCATGGCTGCCGAGAAGATGTCCGACCCGCCGCTCATGGTACCGGATGACGGTTTTCTCGGTCCTGTCAGGTCCGGCCCCGGCGGATTGTCATACTACCGTGCCGGTTCCTCTGACCGTATCGAGCCGTTACCCATCCGCGTGGACTTGCGCGCCACCGAGGACATGATGGCCCAGCGGCGCGACTCCATTCGCAAGATATTCCTCGGCGACCAGCTCGCCCCGGAAGGTCCGGCAGTCACGGCCACCGAGGCTGTCATCCGCCAGAGCGAAAAGATGCGTGTGCTTGGCCCCGTGCTTGGCAGGCTCCAGACCGAGTTCCTCAGCCCGCTCATCGGACGAGTCTTCCGCATCATGCTGCGATCCGGCGCGCTTCCGCAGTTCCCGCAGGGACTGGAGCCGGAGGATCTGGAGGTTCGCTACACCTCGCCCGTGGCCCGCGCCCAGAAGCAGTACGAGGCACAGGGTCTGGCTCAGACTATGGAATACCTCGCCCCGCTGGTGGGTGGATCGGACGCCTTCGGCATCATGGACAACTTCGACACCGACCGGATGGCCCGCCACGTGGCCGAGCTATTCGGCACGCCGTCGGACTACATGAAACCCGAGCAGGACGTGGAAGCCGCACGAGGTCAGAAGAATCAGGCCATGAACGGCGCGCAGACGGCAAACACCATCGCCAATGCCGCAGCCATCGCCAAGACCCTGACCGAGGCCCACACCGACCGGCCCAATGTGCTGACCGACATCGTGAAGATGGTCGGCACCGACCTGGGCAATCTCACCAACCTGCTCAGCGGACAGGCCGGACAACCGGCAGCTCCCGAAGCGCAACCTGAAACAGACATGGAACCGCAGACTGATCCTTCCGGATATCCGGAAGGCATGCCGGTGGAAATGCTGGCACCCGAGGCAGGGCAGGAGGTGACCGATGCCGGTTAACCCTCTTGATCTGCACCGCGCCTACAAGCGGCTCTTCGAGTCCGCCGACGGCGAAACCATAATGGACGACCTGGAAAAACGGGGGTGCTTCCTGCGCTCCACCTTTTCCACCGATTCCGGCCGCACTCAGTTCAATGAGGGCCGCCGGTCACTGATCCTGCATGTCAAACACATGCTCACCGAAACCAACTTCATCCAAAAGGAGAACTAGAAATGACCACAGTAAACACCGACAAGAAATGGCAGATGACCCTTCCCGAAGACTGGAAAGTCAAACAGATCGACGAAGATGGAACCGAGGCCGAGATCGCCCTACGCGACCACCCGGCCCTTGAGAAATACGGCACCAAGGACGAGGCTGTAAAAGCCCTTGTCCACGCCCAGCGCATGCTCGGCAAAAGCCCTGACGGCTACATCCGCATGCCCGGCGACGATGAATCCCCGGAAGAATTCAACGCCTTCTACACCGCCCTTGGCCGCCCCGAAGGAGCCGACGGTTATGAGTTGCCGGACATGGAAATGCCCGAGGGTTTTACGATCAAGGAAGAACTGCTCGGCGGACTCAGGGGCAAGGCTCATGAGCTTGGCCTGACACCCAAACAGGTCGGCGGCCTGTACGAGTGGTTCATGCCCATTGCCCTGGACGCCCACCACGGTCTGGAGACCGAGGCCGGACAGCACAAGGACAGCGAAATTGAATCCCTGCGTGCCATTCATCGCGGCGAAACTCCCCACATGCTCGACAGCGCCATGCGTGCGGCGGAAGCCATCGGTGGCCCTGAACTGCTGAACGCCCTGGACAAGACCCGGGCCGGAAACCACGCCGCAGTGATCAGCGCATTCGCCAAGATCGCCCCGCTGGTGCTTGAAGGCGGATTCCGAGGTGCAGGCCGAGGCTACGGCGAAGAGCTTAGCCGCGAACAGCTCCGCGAGATGATGAAGGACCCGCGTTTCAGCGATCCGGCACGCCTCGACAAGGAATACGTGAAGAAAGTCAACGACGGCTTCGACGCCCTCTACCCAGGCGATTATATCCCCGGCAGCCGCATTTAGGCAGCCCCCCATATACGGGGCCGGGGAGGAAGACTTTCCCGGTCCCGTACTACGTCTTCGGGATATTGAATACACGATTAATGTATGTTATAAGCGATACCTTCTCCAAAGGAGTGACAACACCCACAACAAGAGAGGCTATCATGTCCAATGGTTCCCACCAAAATCCGCCAGACAACACCCCCGAAGCAAACAATGACCACCCGGAGGCCTCCGGCTCAAGCTATTTTGAGATATTCAATAGAAGGAGGCGCACCCAGGATTCGACATCTACGGACCGGTCATATCAGATATATCTGGCCGGACTGTTTGGCAGTTTCTGTATCGCATTCGGCGACCTCATGAACAACCCGGATACAGGAACCATCAACCACATTCAGCTCATCATTACCAAACATTTTCTGCCTACCGGTAGCGGTTCGACCACTATCATAATCGCACTTTTACTCATCATGTTATGCGGCACTGGCATTTGCTGGGTACACAAGCCAGAAAACCGCATGGAAGCATTCACCCGCGGACTTTCAATCTTTGCCATCTTTGCTTTAGGAACAACACCAAGTCTGAACAACTACAATGACAACGGGAAAGTAGCTAACCCGCCGGGAGAACACGCAGCAATTTACAGCAGTTCACCACTATTATTCGAATTTGTGACCACAGCATATGCTCAAGACAATGCCACAATCGGCGACGCAACCATACGCATTGAACCTCAGAAGGATGGAGGTACACCTACAACTGCCAAGAAGATCACCCTCCGTGAAAAGAACACAGGCAAATTTGTTGCCCAGGAAGTTACCAGTGATGAAACGGTGCTCATCAGAAAGCCTGTCGGCGACTACTCGATGGAAGTTGAGATGCCTGGACATCGCAGAACCGTCACCACGGTCCCCATCGAGAAAGAACCGCAGGAGTACAAACTCGCAGTTCCAACCTCAAGCATCCCCCAGGGAATCCAGAAACTATACTCTCCTAAACCTGTGGCCCTAACCGTTGATGAACCGATACAGCCCGAACCGGCGACGGCTCCAACTCCAACTCCTGTGGCAGCACCGGCGCAGATTCCTGCTCCTGTACCGGGTGGTGATCAATAGGAATAACCAAACCCAACCGACCATCGCAGTCCCTTGTATATTGGCAGTCCGGCCTCCCCAGCCCTTGACACACTCACGGATGCCGTACACAAGGGACTCGCGATGCAGAACCTTACCGAGCTTACAAAAAACGACCTCGAAGCCTTTGTTCTCGAGGATATGAAATTACCGCGATTCCGGTCCGAACAGATCTGGCAATGGCTGTGGCAGAAGCGCGTGCGCGATATCGAAGGCATGACCAACCTGTCCAAGCCCCTGCGCGAGAAGCTGGCCAGCATGGCGACCATCACATGGCCGGAGATCGTCACTGTCCAGAAGAGCAAAGACGGCACCCTCAAATTTCTGCTGCGCCTGGGC